CTTAGCTCAACATCTTTATCAAATTCTTTACTTACTCTTTGTGTAATATTTCCAACTGTATCAGAATCAATACCACCTGTTCTGATCTCGTCACCTGCTGCAATTAAAGAATCTGCAACAGCAGCATCTCTAGATCTTTTCTCAACCGCTTTTAATAATCTTGATACTGAAGTTTCTTTTTTACTTCCATCATCATTAAACTGATTTCCTTTTTCAGTTCCTTGATTTATGGTATCTGGCGTTTTACCTCTTTGTCCAACAGTGCTACCTTTTTGTCCAACGTTTGGATCTACTTCCGGATCACCATCACCAAGAAATCCTTTTGCAAGATAACCAGTTGTGAAAAGTCCAGATGGAGTCGTCAACGCACCTTTAAGAACTTTTTGTGCAGTTTTCTTTATAAATCCGCCTGCTGTAGGGTTTAATACTAAACCTAAAATAGGATCATTTGTAAAAAACTTACTTAAACGATTAGGTTGAAATACTTGTGAAGTTACTTGTGCAGAACCTGGTCCGACACCTGGTGTGCCTGGTAATCTTGGTCCTGGAAAGCCTTTACTAAATTGTGTTACTCCTGGTGTGCCTGCAGTAGGTGGGCCTAGTTTCGGAACATTCGTGGTTCTAGCAACATTAGTTCCAAACAAACCTCTAGCTCTTGCCAATAGTGGTGCTGATCTAGCTGCTACATTTCCAAGAAAAGTGGTAACCGCGCCGCCCACAAGGTAATTTTGTCTAGGTTCTCTAATGCCATCCATTATACCTTCTTTGACAGCACCACCCATTTTGAACATTGGTCTATTTAATGGTTTCATCTTACCTCACTACTATTTGTGGTTTAGAAAATATCTTAGCGTACAATCCACCAACACCTAATGCAGTTCCTAATGCTTTATCTAACGCACTTGGTTCTGCACCTGTCGGTAGTTGTGGAGCAACTGCACCGAATCCTGCTAGTTGTCCTAAACCAGCTCCGTATTGTTGTAATCTTTGTTGTGCTTCAAAGGCTTCTGTTTGTGCTGCTTGTTGATCAGCGGATAATTGTGCTTGTGAAATTCCTTGTCTTAAAGATCCTAAGCCACCTAGAGCTTGTATATCTGCTGCTCTACTTGCGGCTTCAAAGTTTGATAAACCTGTTTGAAATCCTGCTTGACCAAATTGTTGTCCAGCTAAACCTTGTTGTGCTCCAGAAAATTGTTGTTGAGCACCTGCTAAACCTAATTGATTAGCTAATGCTTGTTGTGCTGATTGTTGTGCTTGACCAAAACCTTGTTGTAATAATCCGGCTTGTAATAAAGCTCTTTCTCTATCTGCTCCAGAACCATACTCAGCTAATTGTACTCCAGCTCTACCCGCACCTAACACTCCAAGTTGTGCTTGTTGATCTCTAATAGATTGTTCTTGTATCGCTCTATTTCTATCAAACTCCGTTAGTGTTGTATCAATAACTTGTTGTTGATACGGAGACATAAAATCTTGTGTTAACGTTTGTGCCGCTGCACCTGTTGTTGGCGCTAGACCTTGAGCACCTGTTAAAAATTGTTGAGCACCACCTAATGTTGTAGCTGCTGTGCCTAACGTTGCTTCTCCTTGTGTACCTGCTGCTTGAGCTGCAGTTAAGAAAGGCGAGTAAGACCCAACACCTTGTTGGGCTATACCGATAGCCTGTGTTTGTAATGGATCTTCAGTTCCAACA